TTGCTGCTCGGAACGACGGCTCCCGATATAATGTTGTTTCCATACATGAGGGAGCCTGCGACTGGTTGTCGGATTCCATCAATGTCAACAGGAGGTGGTGCTAGGAATGCAGGAACGAAGCAGAAAGAGGCAGCCAGCAAGCAAGGAATCATAAGGATCCCAAACCAGCCAACATAAAGTCGATTGTTAGTAGAGGTTACCCAGGAGCAAAACTCATCCCAGGTAGACCTCTGTTGTTGTTGAAGTACAGCGGTCATTAAAAGTGCGGGGTTATTGTTTCCAAAGGTATGTATTTGAGCACTTTAATGAAGCCCTCCCAAGGCTCACGTCCAGTGGAGGGCTGTATTTATCAGAAGCTATATTTCAGACCAGCCTTGGTTCCGTAAGAGTTGGTGTCGTCGAATGCTGCCGACAGCTCACCATAAACAGAAAGCTTTTCAGTAGCAGCAACAGTACCAAAGATCTTGCCAGTCAGCACAGTATCTTGCTCACCGCCATCAGGGACGATAACTGAAGGACCAGCTTGAACTCCCCAAGAGCCGATAGCACCTTCAGCTTCGTAACCGACATGGAAGTCAGTAACTTGGCCGGTGAAGTCGGAGCCAGTAAAACCAGCATTATTTTCCACATTCACGTAGGGACCAGCAATAGCAGCACCATGTGCCATGCCGAGGAGGAGACCGGAAGCGATAATAAATTTCATTTAATTAGAGTTACTTTTTCTTAGCAGTTTTAGCGGAGCGTTTGAAGTTAGCTGCCGTGGGTGCTCCTTTAGACCCAGGCTTTCTCATTTTTTCACCACTACCAGCAGCAATACGCTTACGCTTGGCGTGGATGTTTGCATAAAGTCCTTTCTTAGCAGGCATAATTAGCATTTCCATTTACGTAGGGCCAACGCTTTGCGTGTTGGCTTGCCGTTAGGCTTTTTCATTGGACCTTTAACGCCAGACATACGTGCACAAAAGGACCGCTTACGAGGTCCACCTTGTGGTTGTGGTGCTTTTAGGTTTGACCCTGTAGCTCTGTTGTATTTCCGACGACCCGCAGCAGTTAGACCACCACTACGGGATTTGTGTTTGCCAATCTTGAGGCTTACATTCTTACTTTTTGTAGCCACCTTTCTTGCCTCCCTTGCTACCGCAGGAGCCTTTACCTTTGTGTGCCATCAGTCTTTGCTAGGGGATAGGGGAGTTACATTCATGTTTTCTGTCTCTGCTGTCTTGCGCTTACGAGTGCGCTTAGGTACAGGCTCTGCAGCTGGTGCAGGCTCTACAGCTTCACGTTGCTGCAGTTCATAAGGTCGGATAGGCATCACCAAATACCAGGGATAATCTGTCCAGTCAATGCGTAAGCGCCCAGAGCAGCCATGACGCCCAGCATCGCAAGACGACCATTAAGCTTCTCAGCCTTTTCATTGTGAGTTTCAGTTACATCCATAATTGTCATAGGTGGTTCTTTTGCATAAATGTTTGTACGTCCGCCGTCTTCGATAATTGTTGTCATCGGAAACTCACGTCGGACCGTTCAAGTTTTTCGAGAACATCCAGACGGTATGCCTCGTCTCGGTCGTACCGAGGATCAGAGATTGCATCAACAACCTCTTGCTGACTACGGAATACATCACGGCTACTAGAGGGAGGTTTGCCTTGCAGCTGTACTCCTTCACTACCAAATGCATTGTCGTACTGAGCTTTGATGCCTTGCAAAGCAAGCTGGATCATCTCCGCATTTCCTGTCTCTACAAGATTGTCAAAGCCAGTAGTCTGAGCCTCACTAAGATTATTAGCAGCCCAATCGGTGAGTGCTGTATACGCTTCATTGCCACCGACTGAATCCATGATCGACTTGACTTGTGTGTCAGTCAGATCAGGTGCTGCCTGCGGCTCAGACGCAGCAGCCTGCATAGACATGTATGCCTCTACAAGCTCTTTACTGTCCATTGCGCTGAATTTTTCAACCATGTCAGGCGTCAGCTCACCAGACTCATAAAACTGAGCAGATGCCTCAGTGATCAGATCCGTTACAGCACTTGGCTCAAACGGAGCTTCGCTTTCTTCTGTCTGTTCTTCAGATACCTCAGGCTCTTCCTTTTCAGATTTGCCGAGTTGCTTTTGAGCTTCAAGGTATCCCTTCTCAAGTTCCTCTACGCTTTTGTATTTACCAGCGAGCAACTGTTCTTGGTCAGCACGCATCTGTTGTCCAATCTCAAGAGACTCTTGCTCTTCAGGAGTAAGGACTTCAGACTCAGTGCTGTTATCAAATGTAAGTGTTTCTGCCATTATTCAACGGGTGGTTCAATAAGTGTTGGATTTTTAGATGGATCTGCTAGCGGTGCATTAGCGAGCTGACCAGCCTGCTCTGTAAGAGCTTGCTGCTGAGCTGCTTGCTGTGCCTGCATCATCTCTTGATCAAGTTGTTGTTGTGTCTTAACCAGATTCAATACATCAATTCCCTGTGCTGCTGCAAGACGCTTGATTGCTTCACTGGGGTCAATGAACTTCATCAATGCTTCAGGACCAAGTGTTTGTGCAATGGTTCCAATAAAGGCAGTAAGACTTTCACGGTCTTGCCCACGACCCAATGCATTCACACCTGCCACAATCTGTGGCTGTACATAGTCCTTATCAAGCTTTGGCAGCTGTCCGCTGCGCTGCATCACCATCAGTGTCCTAGCCAGGTAAGGCTTAAGGAACTCAATGGTGAGCAGACTGAAGAGACCACCAAGCTGTTGCTCCAGTTCGAGCTGAGTCAGCCTGACCTCTTCAGCAGTAGTCCTTTCGGACTGACGGATGTTGAGCAGCAGGAAGGCTTCGCCAATACGACGCTCGATCTGCTGTGCCATCTGTGAGGCAGTAGAAAAGTCAGCTGTCTTGCCGACTTGCACCACACTCACGTCTTCTGGTCTGCCTTGGACGATTGCACCGTTGCCTGCTTTGGCAATGGTCTGTGGCTTGGTGCTTGCAGCAGGGTTCACAAGGAACACGACCTTTGCAGCAGCAGCAGAGCCTTCGATCAATGCTTGGCTCAATGCTTCAAGAGAACGCAGGTCACCCAGGAACTCTTCAACACGACCACGGCCATAGTCTTCACCATCAACAGAGTTGAAGCGAAGCACCAGCCAAGGTGTTGCATCAGCAGGAGCAGTACTCCGTGAGCCAGCGATGATGTTGCCCTCTACCTCCTGGTGCCAGACCCAGGATCCATTGTCTTCACGCCGAACATACGTATACACCTCAGCGTCATCACCACCGTCTCTGCCTGTCACCGTTTTGGGATCAGGCTCAGGATCAAGGTTGAGCAGCTTGCGGCTGATCAGTTCCTTGGTGACGATCTCACAGACATACCCATTGCCATCACGACTAACAACGTAACGGTTCAACGGGAAGTTCTTGAGACCATCCTTACCCATGAACACCAGTGAGTTACCACCAACGATCAGGTGCTTCAGTGCTTGATGCACAACAACACGATCACTGGATGCAGCAATCTTGTCCATGACCATCCTCTCCATTTTGGAGAAGGACAGGTCAAGCTCGCTGCGTACCTCTGCTGGCAACTCTTCACCAAGCTTGTCATCTCTGACTTGCAGCTTGAAGAACGTAGTCTGCGGAGGAAGCAGTGCAAGCATCAGCTTTGCAGCCAACGTCACAACTGACTTAGCTCCGACAGACTGCCAAGGTGTCTTGAGTTTCTTGTGGTTCTGACGAACATTCAAATCGTCAGTGATGAGGTGAGGCAAAGTAAGTTCGGAACACTCCACTGCACGATCAAGGAACTGTGCTCGATCAGTAGACAGGAAGTCATACCGTTCTTTTGCCTTAGACATTCAGACCTCCAGTACCAGCGTTTGATTGCTGTTGATTCAAAGGAATCTTGAGGTCAGAAGCTCCAATCCGCTTCGACTTTGATTGGGAAGACTTCTTCATGTAGTCCACCTTTGGCTTATCAGTTGCAGCCTGCAGTGGTTTCGGCGGCGGCGGCGGCTTTGGAGGTTCAGGTGCTGCCTTTTGAATAGGAGGAAGCTTTGGTGCTTCCGGTGTTTGAGTATTAAAACCAAGTAAACTTGCGATGCTAGCGCACATCTTCTTCTTCTAATAGTGTAAGTAAAAAGGTAACTACACTTGCCTGTCCGGCTTTGTAGTAAATGTCGTTGGGAGAATCGGATGGTTTAATTGGCTCAGACGGAAACGCCGCAACGACACGTGCAACCATCTTGTCTATTGAATTAAAGTTAAGCGTATTGGGGGAGGTTGACATTGCTGTGCTCGAAGAACGCTGGCATCCGAGCTGCTTTGGTCTCAGCTAGTTGAGGTGCTTTGCCCTCGTACATCAGCCGATCGCTGGAGTCCAGCCAAAATTTTTTGTTCAGATACTTGTCGGCATGATCGCCCAGGGGCTGCATCACCCAATTGATAGTTGCCTTCCTGAGCTTATCAAGAGAAGGACTGATGTTATACCCCAGCTCAGTATGAACCAAACTATTGGTAGCCACATGAATTTGTTCGTCACGGCTAATATCTGCGGATACTGTTCTCATACCAGCGTCACCATTAAAGCGAAAGAATGGTAGAAGAACAAAGAAGATCGCACGCTCGGCCACCAATGCTTTGGTGATCGTGTGATCTGGATGTGTTTCCCAAGCGGCTTTAAGCCGAAGTGCTTCCGCCTCAGCTTTTTCATCAACACCGTAAGCATTGGCGATGTAACCAAGAGC